AAATTCATCGTCACAAAAATCTACTTCGGTCTCAATTTGATCGTAACTGACCTTTACCAGATCTCCTTCCTTAAATTCTAACAATTTCTTCTTCCCACCAATGGCTTCTGCAAACTCTTTGTACTCTCCATCTTGGATTTCATACTTCTCTTGTATCTTATCCAACAGGGACAGTAGGTGATGACGATCCATATCTGTTACTTGATTTATTAAAAGGCAAAGCTAACTTAGGCGCCAGTGGAACCAAAACCACCCGATCCTCGTAATGTTTCTTCAAGGTTGCCAATCTCCCAAACCTCGGGAGTATCGCAACGCTCAAGAACAAGTTGCGCAATTCGATCCCCTTCTTTTATGACAAATTCTCGATCTCCGTGATTGAAAAGAACAACTTTAACTTCACCCGTGTAATCTGGGTCGATAACACCTGCACCGACTTGAATACCATGCTTGACAGCAAGACCCGATCTTGGAGCAACACGTCCATATACACCTTCCGGTAAAAGAATTGCAATCCCTGTACCTACAAGAGCGCGATGTGTGGGTGGAATGGTAACATTATCGGTACTGTATATATCGTATCCAACAGCGCCACTCGAACCACGTGTAGGAAGAATAGCGTTATTCGTAAGTTTTTTAACACCGAGTGACATTTTTGGATTATAATCCCTTGTAATCTTTATAAAGGTTTGGAATTAATGTTTATTAATGGGTGTAGCTTGGACTATTCACAATGCCATTGTTCCTCCAAAATCAGATTATGAAAAACTCAAAAGAAAAATCAACAAAACAACTCTCACATATGGTACAGCACTTACATCAACTTATTTCATTACTCAAGGAGCCCCGGAAGGTGTATCCTCTACATTAGGTGTTGCATCTTCTCTTGCATATATTGCATTGTTAGAGAATCACGTAGATAACATTGAAAAATCATCATTTCAGAAACAGTTTTTTGTTCCACTCGGAACGGCTATTTTTGAAACAATGTGGAATCATGCACCATTTGGTTTTGATTTTGATTATGGTGCGACTTTTGTTGGATTTTTGGCATATAAACTCGCCTTACTTACGGTACTTTATGAAGAAGTTGTTAGGATGATGATTACCGAATCCGAACCCGAAAAGGATAGAATTTCGCCTCTAGATTCCTTTGATTCTGCACTTGAAAGCGAAAAATAGAATCCATGCAATGACAACATCTATAGTATAATGATCTCTTGTAATCACAGATACAAATGAAGTTAACACTGGCCATAAAGGCCATAGAGGAGCCCCTACAAAATTAGAAGTTACTAAATTAAGTGTTGTATGTCCAGAGAATGTATAGTCGTTACAGTATCCAAATCCTGGTCTGATATTACAAGGTTTTTCTTTTGTGTATGGTAGTATAGTGACCGCATTACACAAAGCTCTCGCAAAATACATGATAGTCAATAATTTTAAATATGAATTGCGTTTATTAGTTGACCACGAAGGCCAGTTGGAAAGGAGAAAAAGTATGGGGACTATCAAAACATAGTCTGGTAGATGTTCATATTGTTCAAAGTTTGGCAAAAACTTAAATCCCATATCATATATAGGACCGTGTTTGTCAGAACCATTCTTATGTGATATATGATGCCCAACTAGTATATTGGTTATCAGTGATAACACGAACAATATCAATAACATCCTGTTATATATTATGTAAAGAATAAAACATTTATAACTACCTCAAATCTTTATCCGCCGTGTAATATGTCTTCCCTTTCATAATAAAACTATGAACCCTCGCATAACCCCATGCTTGTGGAGAAGCTCCTGGACGATGCCCGGTTCTCCATGCGGCGAGGCCTCTATTGTAAATTGTTTGAAGAGTCTTCAATGGAATCTTTGTAGCTTTTGATATTTCTGGGAGTGATTTCACTTCCGACCCATACTTCTTTCTAAACTTTTGGGTGTATGAAGAGGTGCGAGTCTTCATACCCTTATCAGTCTTGAAGTCTTTGTAATCTTTCTTGAGCATTTTCTTGTAGCGGGTCTCTACAGACTTTAGGGTTCTAAGACCCCTAAAGTATTTGAGTGGTGCATAGATCTTACTCTCGGTTCTGCGCAGTTCTCTCACTTTCTTGGCAATTTCCCGATCTGTCAGAGGCATCTTAATTATTGTATAGAATAAAATACAAATGTTCGTGGGTATCGCTAGTTCTATTCTCTGTCTGATTACATTTACTGGTTTATTTTAGTATAAAATTATCTATATTTATTTCAATGAGCTGTAGAGACAATCTTTGTACGTGTTGTTTATTAACGACGGTGATAGGTGCAATTGTTGGTGGTATGATGATTAGAATCATGACCGACCCAGGTACTTAACGGCAGCAAGAATGTTTGGAAAGATCTTATTACCGAAACGAACACGCCCCGATTTGGTCGACATCCATCCCCTGTGTCCATTGTAATAACACTTTTGGATATCAACCATTATAAAAATATGAGATTATTTTATAGAAAGGCAAAATGAGTCTCACAATTATTATAGGAAATATGTTTTCTGGTAAAACTTCTGAACTTATTCGAAGACTCAAGCGCTACAAAGTCATAGGCAAAAAAATTGTTGTCATCAATTCTCTAAAAGATACCCGGTCTCCTGAAGAAGTCCTTAAGACGCACGACGGTGTGGAGTTTCCGTGTCTGAAAGTTCCGCACATTTCTCATTGTATTGTGGACCAGTGTTTCTGTGATGCTGATATAGTAGCTATCGACGAAGCACAATTTTTTACACAACTCAAAGACTTTGTTCAGATGTGTCTTTTCCTCGGAAAGTCTGTGATTGTAACTGGTTTGGATGGAGACTACAAACAGCAAAAATTCGGAGAAATTCTTGATTGTATTCCTATGGCTGATGAAGTCATTAAGTTGTCTGCGTTATGTATGGATTGTAATGACGGAACGTCCGGTCCATTCACAAAACGAATCGTAGAAAACCAAGATTTAGAACTCGTCGGTGGAAATGATATGTATAGGGCTGTTTGTAGGAAGCATCTATCTTGTATGAGTATACCTGTACCTATGACAAAGGCGTCAAATTTAAAAAACTTAATCAAATAAATAAAAACTTTTAAAATTTAACATATCTTAAATTTTAAAAATTTAGTTTTAAATTTTATTAAAATATTAAACAACTAACAACTTAGTTGGAGAACGCGAGACCACCCATACCAGATTGGATACGGAGGACGTTGTAGTTGGTCGCAAAGAGGTGCATCGTGTTGGTCGCCGTGGCGGTATCCTTGATCTTGACAGCGACTTGGGCGTTGTCGATGCGGGAGAAGTTGCACGTGCCAGTCGGTTGGTGTTCTTCCGGCTTGAGGGCGAACGAGTACGAGTACACACCCGGGTACGGGCAGCCCGTGTGGTGGGACATCGGTTGCACTTGGTTGAAGTACTTACCGGTTTGTTCCTTGAATCGGTCTTGGCCGTTGAGGACAAGCTTGAAGGTGTCGAGCGGACCGACAGCAGCCGTAGCGGAAGCCGCACCTTCTTCGACCCAGCGAGCAGCGGAGCCATCGGTACCGACCGCAACAAGCGGGACGCCAGTACCTTGGGTGATCGGCACGAAAGCGTTAGAAGACGCAAGCGCCGTCGGATCGGAGTCGAGGACGAGCGCCGCATTGTCGGTGTTGGAGGTGAAGTTCCAGAGGGCGGCGTTGGAGGAGCTGCCTTCGGAGAAGCACCAGACAAGTTCCTTCACCGGGTGGTTGAAGGACAAGCGGACTTGCTTCGTGGAAGCGGAGGAAACAGAGTCGGCGCCAGTGTGCTGCACTTGTTCGATAAGGTATTCATGACCCTTTTGAGAAAATCGGCGTCGTTCTTCGGTGTCGAGGTACACGTAGTTACCCCACACCTTGAAGGTACCGTCGGTGTAATGAGTGAACTCACCCGACAAATCGAAGTCAAGACGGACTTCGTGGTATTGGAGAGCGATGAGCGGCAAATGCAAACCCGGGTTGCGGTTGAAGAAGAACGCCAAAGGGAGAAAGACTGCGTTGTTAGACGCCGTCGTCATCTTAGCCCAGTTAGCCTTCTTGGCTTCATCCAAGTACAACTCGGAGTAGAGGCGCCACCAGCGCTGGTAGTGCTTGTCGATACGTTGGCCACCAATAGAAAGTTCAACATCCTTAACGGCACGCTCGGCGACCCAGTTGCAGTCGAGAGCATCACCAGTCTTGGAAACCAAACTCTTAGCCTTGAGTTCAACGTACATTTCACCGATCAAGTCACCATTACGCGCAATAGTGACAGACACACGGCCATTATCCGTAGCCGTACCATTGACAGTTTGTTCAATGTTTTCCATAGCGAAGTTAGTGTGGCGCTTGTAGACCGCCTGGAAGAAGGTAACCTTCGGGTTACCAGTCAAGTAGACGTCTTGGGCGCCGTAAGCGACGAGTTGCATGAGACCACCGGCCATTGTGAGAGTTTTTGTACTATAGACCAACATTTTTTTTCTGGCTGAAATCGCACTCGCTGCGAAAAATTTTGCCTTCGGTTTTCTCAGTGTAAGATAAAATGTCCTCCCATCCTGAAGAAGAATATGTCTCCGAATCTGGTTCTGAAGTCGACGTCGACATCGATGTCAAACACGAAGAAATTATCGAAAGTGACGAAGGTGAGGAAGATTATCTCATGACAGACGAAGAAGGTTCCGATATTCCGGAAATTTTTGACGAACCGCTCCAGATGGAGGAACTTCTCAGTTCGGTCCTCGCCACCCCCGATGGTGACACAATTTGTTCGGCCCTGGTAAACATAGCTCACCATCTCGAGGTTCAGAATAAAATTCTTATTAAGGTACTCTCGACTGTCAACAAAAAATAAACTTAGAAAAATGAATTGTAATAAGATTAGGCTATAAAATGGATACACATTACATTGACAGAGATCCGAATGTTACCGATTCCGAGATGGAAAATTTGAGAAATCAAATTCAGACCCTCGATCAGGAGCAAGTATTGCGTATCCTGGGACTTATGGAGGACAAGTGGTCTCTTACGAAAGGTAATTGCGACCCCCGTGATATCGTGCGGCTTGGATATGACCAATTTTTTGACCCTTCTGAGTTAGAAGAAGATGGGTTTCCTAGGCGCATTGAGATGAATACCGTAAATGGTAAGTTACAAAGAGAAACTAAATTTTTGAAAAGTTTGGGTAGTCGTGTAAAAACTATAAATTTGATGGAGCATCAATTAGAGGATCACGATTTATCGGTAGGTGAACGTGTCTGTCGCCTGATCAAACAGATTAACGAAGCATTTAAAAATATTAGATTACACTTAAACGCTCAAGAGCGTATTTTACATCCAAGACAAATCCCCGAAAAATTTGATGCAGACCCCGAGTACTTCGACGCCACACCAATGGACGAAGCCAAATTAAGTGAAATGACACCCTACCAACGTGCAATTGTTGCAGTTCTTGATGAGACGTCTAAGAAGAATATGAGGCGATACAAGGGTAAATGTTGTGTGCAACGAGTTTCGAATGGACATTATACACGGGCTTGGATGTCTACACACACAATTCAAGAGTTCGTTTATGAGCTGGCTGAAAAGGAAGTGAACTTTGAAGTTTGGAAAGATTTGACTTCTCGTGGTACCGCATTTAGGGATGTTATCAATCACTTAACACACTGTGTTGACAGCGACTTCCCCGAGATTAAAAAGACTAGACATATGTGGTCTTTTCAAAATGGTGTGTTTATTGCAAAAGAATGGATTCCCGATAAGGGTGTTTATGATTGTCACTTCTATCCATTTGAAAGTAAGCAATTTAACTGTCTAGATCCGACACTGGTGAGTTGTAAGTATTTTGAT